CCCAGCGGCTGCCCTGTTCCGTTTCGATGGACGTGACGATGCGCGCCCCGCGCAGCCCGGCCATGTCGGTCGGGTGGCGATCACCCTGCGTGGCCATGAACATGTCCATCGGCGCGACGGTGGCGTAGTCGCCGAGGATGGCGGTCAGGGTGTTGGCGAAGACCGATTTCCCGTTTGCGCCGGTACCGTAGAGAAAGAACAGCGCGTGCTCGGTGGTCACGCCCGTCAGGCAGTAGCCCGCCATGCGCTGCAGGTAGGATTGCAGTTCGCCGTCCCCGCCCGTGACGGTTTCGAGAAACCCAAGCCAGACCGGGCAAGCGTCGGCGACCGATGCCCCGGCGATACGAGTCATGAAGAGGCCGGCGTCGTGCAGTAGCGTCGCGCCACTACGCAGGTCGACCACGCCACCAGGCGTGTTCAATAGCCAGGGATCGCGATCCCACGGCTCGGTCGTGGTTGCATGGCGGCGGTCGGAACGGGCAAGCCGCTCCACGGCGGAGACGGTCGCGGCGCTGGAAAGCTTCGCCTTCAGTCGCGCAGACCCGGCGCGCGACGCCGCCTCGCGGCAGATCATCCGGGCCAGGTCGAAGGCCTGCAGCGTCTCCTCGCGCCGCCAGAGCTTGCCTGACCAGGTCAGCCATTGCCCCCAGCCGGCGACGTAGCGCCATGTCTCGGCATGTCGGGCTGCGAAGGTTGCGGCGAGCGCATCCTCGGTGAAGTGCACCGGCACCGGCCCATCATGCCCCCCGCCAGCAGGGCCGCCGCCATCGCGAACGTCATCCTCGTCATCGATCTCGCCGTTGCGGGCGGCGTCGCGTTTCCAGAGCCGTTCGGCTTCCTCGCGCAGCCGATCCTCCGGCCAGGGAGGGGCAACGCGGGCCGTGTTGTAGGTGACGATTTACTCCCACGCCTGTTCGCGCGGCACGTGGCCTTCGCGGGCACGGCGGATCCAGTAGCCGATCACGCGCGACAGCGCGTCGAACCGGGTGGTGCCATCCACGCCGCCTTCGCGGACCTGGCGGCCGAACAACTCGGTCACGCTGCCGCGCTCGGTGGCGGCCATGTTGAAGTCGAGCCCGTTTTCGCCTTCGAGCGGCGGCATCGCGATGATCGCCTCGAGCAGCTCGCCAAGGTCGTGATCGCGAGGATCGTGGTTCAGGATCTGCACCAGCCGCCGAAGACCCTGTTTGGCGTGGATCGATCCCGCCACGCGGATCGGCTGGTGTGCGGACCGAAAGGAAGGATCACCGCCGACCTTTGCGGCGATTATGTGCCGGGCGCGGCAGACCGTGGCGATGTCGTCGCCTTCGGCAGGCTCGGTCAGACGCCAGTAGAGGTGCAGCTTGCGCTGGCCCTCGGCGGTGACACCACCGGACGCGACTTCGAGTGTCGGGCAACCGAGGTGCTGCACAAGATGGTCGCGCTTCGCGCCGATGTCGCCATGGTCGAGATCGACCAGCACCACCTGCGTCTGGACGATGCTCTCCGCCCGCGCGTCGCCGGGAGCCGCGACTGTGCCGGGGGCCACGAACAGGGCCATGCCAGCGTCGCTCGCCCATGTCGCCTGAAGCGCGAGTTTCGCGGCGAGCGTGGCGTCCGCTTCGATGAAGGGCACATGCGGCGGACCATCGCCCGCGCCTTTCTCAGCCAGGGCACGGACCGGCACCCAGCCGTCGCAGTAGCCGAACACGGCGTCGGCATAGATCGCGATCATTTCGGCGTCGGGCGCGACGTCGTCGGGCACGATGGTGTCGGATGGGACCCTCATGCCCAGCACCGTTCCCGCCACGCACAGAAGCGGCATTCGAAGTGATCGGGGTCGGCGGTGTGGCGGGGAAGAAGTTCACCGGCATCGCAGGCGCGCAGGATCGTCACCGCCTTGTCGCTGGCGGACTGGGCGAGTGCGGCATCGAACGGCACGAGTTCGTGCCAGATCTCGCACGTGTCCTTGTTGATCGCCGTGAAGAGCGCGGGCGCCTCGGTCAGGTCGAGATAGGCCTGGTAGAGTGCGATCTGCGCGGCGTAGACCGGCTTGGCCTTTCCGACGCCGTGCTTCGCGATTTCCCGCCAGTTCTTGGCGTTGGCCGATTTGCACTCCCAGAGCGCCGGAACCGCCATGCCGTTCGGCGCGGCGACGACTACCCCGTCGGCATGCCCCTGGACGCGCCCACCAACGACCGAAAAGCCGAACTGATCGCCATGGCGATTGCGCGTGCGAAGGTCGAACCCGGCCTTGCGCAGCCAGGCGATGGCCAGGTCTTCGAGAACGTGCCCGAGCGCGAAGATCCGCAGGGACTTGCCCGAGAACCCTGCGCTCGGGTCCTTCGGCGTCTTCAGGTATTCGTATTGCAGCCTGCGCTGGCAGATGTCGCCCAGCCGGCTGCCCCCGAGATAGTCGCGCTGGGGACGTTCGGCCTGTTCCGCAATTAGAGCGGTGTCGATGCTGGCATTGACGGTGTCTGCGAAGCTGGGCGGCTTCTCCCGATGGTTGAAGTCGAAAGCGGCGTTCATCAGAACGGCACCTCCGGATCGGGCCGGGGCGCGCTGGTTTGCATCGCCTCCTGGAAACCGTCGACGGCGGCCGTCGCGAGCGCGAGCGCCTGTGCTTCGCTGAGATCGGCGAACCGCGTGGTCCATCCGATCTCTGCCATCAGTTCGGCCATGTTGCGGAGGGCTGCCCGGAGGGCTGCCTGTTCGCGCTCGTCGGGATCGATCATGCGCCGGCCCCACTATTGGGCGCTGGCGTGCGGGAATGCGGGATGGCGCGGTGCGCCGGATAGATGCTGTTCATGGGAGAGCTCCAGATGCTCTCCTCACCTACCGGCGGGGGTGGCGGACTGTCGGATGGTCTAGAAGGAACCTTGCGCGAACAGATGCTTGTGCGAGAGCTGTTCGGCCGATAGCCTCAACAGACCCCCTTTCAAGTAGGAGCCGAGTCGCGCATGGCGTCATTCAACCCGAAAGTATTCATTCGGCCTGATGGCTTGAAACGGATTGCCAACGTCAACCTGATCGCTCTTCTGGAGCCGTGGCGTGAATACTTTGCAGGGCGCGAATTTCTATTTCCCAGCGACCCCGAAGCTGAATTTCCGCACGACGGTCTGGCCAAGGTCCTCCTGACCTACGACCCGGACATGCCTGCGCAGCTCATGGACGGTCTCTACTACATTGACGAGGCAGCTTCAGACGAAACGCTCGAATGGTTGCTCGAACGAGCTGCCGAGGAAGGCATCGTTATTTCTCCGGAAGGGAAGCCGACAAACGCCGATGTGGCTGTGCAAATCTATCTTGCGCGACCCAGTATCCTTGAGGAGCGAACGGTCAAGGCAATTGCATTCAACAAGTCAGCCTTCCAGTACTATCCCGGACGCCATGAGAATGGACGTGACTTGCCAGACATCAGCGAAGAACAGCTGAAACAGATGGCAGAGATCATGAATCCTTGGTTCGACGGCAAGCTGAAAGGGCGCGGAGTCCGTATTTTTGTCTTTCAGCGGGAGCACAAGTTCTGGCTCGTCATTCGCCACGGAAAATTGGCGGTCCGCGAAGGGAAACACGAGGAGGATGGTGAGACCGGTGCCGCCTTCTTTCGGCCGCAGAAGCACGACGTAGTGATCTACGATGCCGCAGCCGACCTTCTCGGCATCAATGCGGAGACCAAGGGGGAGAAAGACCTGTATACTCGCACACTTGGTGACATGGTATTTGGAAAGTCAAAATACTTCGGTAACGGAAACGTTTTCACTCTTGCGCCGGTTCGTGCGATCGGGCCGGACGTCCTAAAATGTAAGGACATCGAAGGTGTGTCACGCGTGCGGTTGCTTGAGGTGGTACGGGTGATCCCAGGCGATCCGCCGCAAGTTGATATCAAGCGCTCATCTCATCTTTTTCAGTCGCTTGGCGACGATTGGCAGGAAGCACTGAAACGCGGGCGGATCACATCCGCAAAATTCGGCTTCCTCTTCGAGGATTCGAGCCGGGAGCGCAGTGTCCACATCCGGCTCGACTCCGCCCGCTACGACCGGGACTCGGACGCCGAACGCGTCGAGGCGTGGCTGCGCGAGCGCGGGTTCTTCGATATCCAAAGGGAAACGGAAGTGATCGATGACGAGTACGAGCCGGCTGTGGCAAGCGCTTGAGGCTTTCGCAGGTGTGGCGCCCCAGTACGACTGGTCTCAGGAGCTCGGCGATCAATGGGCCGTCGCCGGCGCACTTCTACGCCAGACCGGTGACGTCGCCGAGGAGTTGATCTGCCCGAAATCTAGCGAGAACGGATGCCTTCGTCAGATCGTCAAGGCGCCACGGAGCGGGATACGGGCCGAGTGCGGGGATCTCCCCCGGCGCTGCGAAAACCTGCCGCTCGATCATGATCAAATCAAAATCCTGGCCCTAGACGTCGGAAAGCTCTTCAAAGCGATTGTCAAAGCCTTTGATCTGCAGGATGCGCCGACGAGCGCCGCCCCAGGCAGTGCAGTACGCCGACTTGGGCGATACGAAATCCGCGCCGGAGTAGGCTTTCCCATGTTCTTGGGTCTCCCGGAACGGGGCCGGTCGCTCAGCTTGCGTGAACTCTCTGAAGTTGCGGCTATGCCAGGCCTCAAGGTGCTGCTTGTTCCATACCGATCAGTTGTAGGGGCCCAACTGGCAGCACATCTAGAGGCCGCCGAAGTTTGGGTCTTCCAACTCGACGACGTCGTGATTTGGGATCCGAAACACACCCTCGGCCCAAGGTACGATCCCGGCGAAATCTTCAAAACGATCATCACGACCCTCCCGGGCGCCTCGGCCGAGGCTCACCAACCTCCTGCTCTGGACCTGCCTGCCGGAACCCCTTGGTCATCGATCAGCATGGACTTTGAGAATGCCGAACTCCTGATGCTGCGCGGACCTGGGATTCAACGTGCCATTACTCCCTCAGATGTCGGCATGGCAGACCGGCGCAATGGCAAGGCAAGGCAGCCGTGGGTCTGGCTGTCCACCTTTGCGATGCACGGTGGTCGGATGCCGACCGGGCGCAGTAGCGCACAGAAGCACAAGCAGTTTGTCAGCGAGAGGCTGGTGGCGTTCACCGGCATCTCCGAAGACCCTATTGAGGATGAGGATAGCCACTACGTTGCGAAGTTCAGGCTCAGCGCCGATGGGCTGAGCCAAGGTACCGCTGGCAAAAACCGACGAACGTTCGCCGAAGGCGACTGAACCCTTCCCAACTTTTTTGTCCGCCTCAACCCCATGAAACCATTCGGTTTCGTGGGGTTTCTCGTTTGCAAATCACCCTAATTTTGAGGCCCTCCAACGAAATTTCGCCGGTCCCGGTCACTCGGGCCGCGTGCCCGTCCACCTGGACGAAGGCGAAACTTCATGGAGCGTTTCCACCCCATTTGCGACGCGCGCTCGCGCGTCTTCCGCAACATCACCATCAGGGCCGAACGGCTGTCGCGGTCGGGCTCGGTCCCCGGCATGGACGTCGAGGACATCAAGCAGGACCTGCGTCTGCACCTCTATCGCCGGGACGACAGGTTCGACCCCTCCCGCGGTCAGTACGATACGTTCGCAGACCGCGTTCTGGCGAACCGCATTGCCACGCTGGCCGCGCCGACCGAACGCCTGCGGGCCGAACGGGCGTGGGTCGACTTCGACACCCCGTCTGAGGGGCGCGGCGATGACGAGACGCTGCCGCTCGCGGAAACCCTGCCTGACAGTGCGGCGCCGCACGCCGCCGTCGCGCGTGCACCAGACGAGGCGTTCGGGCTGGTCCGCGATGTCCGGCGCCTTCTCGCGGGTCTGACACCGACCTGCAGGGATGTCGCGCTGGCGCTGATCGACATGTCGCCGACGGAAGTGGCTGAAGCCCTCGGGATCCACCGCAGCACCGTCTACGCCCGGCTCGTCGCCGTCCGGAAGGCCGCCGAGGCGCTTGATCTCGCGGCATATCTCGGCGCCGGCCCGACAGTGTTGGAGGCCCGCCGGTAGGTGACAACAGGGCCGGTGATGAACCGGTCCTGCCAAGTTTCATGCCGGGCCCTCGGAGGAATGCAACACCCCCACGCGGGGAAACACTCCGACCGCAAGCTCCAGGGCGGCGTCAGGCCCGGCAGCAGTCTTCCCGACGATCCCTGGACACCAGCCGACGACAACACGGAGCATCAGATGTTTACGTCACCTTTGAAACGCCTGCGCCAGGCAAGCCTGCTCGGCGCCCTACCTGACACGATCACCGTTCCCCCCTTCGGGTCCCAGCGCGGCAAGACGGTGCCGATCGAACTGGCCACGGTGGACGACGTTACGTTCTGCCTGACCCGCTTGCAGCACGAACAAGTTGCGCTGCGCAACCTCTCCTATGCACTTGAGGAATTGCTGAAGTTGGCGCGCCGCCAGGGCGCCTGTGGCGCGGACACCGCCATTTCGGCCGCCGCGCGGGATCTGGAGGGCGGCAAGTGAGCGCCCCCTTCGGCGGCGGGCCGCTCCGCATCATCACGGCCGACGAACGCCTGCGCGAGGCGCGCGGCATCAAGGGGGTGCTCACGGGCACCTCCGGCATCGGCAAGACCACGCAGCTGCTGACCCTCGATCCGCAGCGAACGCTTTTCCTGAACCTCGAGGCGGGCGAGTTGGCCGTTCAGGGCTGGCCCGGCGACGAGATCCGCATCCGCGACTGGGAGGTCGCCCGCGATCTCGCCGCCTGGATCGGCGGCGCCAACCCGGCCATGCGGGACGACCAGTCCTATGGGCCCGGACACTTCGCGCGGGTCTGCGCGGCCTTCGGTCCCGCCAGCCAACTCGACAAGTACGACACGGTCTTCGTCGACAGCATCTCCGTCGCCTCTCGCATCTGCCTTCAGTGGTGCAAGGGCCAATCCCAGGCCCAGTCCGACCGCACCGGCAAGCCGGATCTCCGCGCGACCTACGGGTTGCTCGGCCAGGAGATGATCGGCTGGCTCACGCATCTGCAGCACACGCCAGCCAAGAACATCTGGCTGGTCGGTCTTCTCGACCGCAAGCTCGACGACTTCGGCAAGCCTTTCTTCTCGATGCAGATCGAGGGATCGAAGACCGGCCTCGAATTGCCCGGCATCGTCGACGAAGTCGTGACCCTGACCGAACTGCGCCCCGAGAAGGGTGACCCGTTCAGGGCATTCATCTGCACCACCATCAACGATTTCGGCCTTCCGGCGAAGGACCGCAGCGGCCGGTTGTCGATGATCGAGCCCGCCCATCTCGGGCGGCTCATGGCGAAGGTCCGTGGTCCGCGCCCCGATGGCGCTACCCGCCTGAACTTCGATCTGCCCGCGGCCGCCACCGCACCCAATTCCCCGACGACGAAAGGAGCATGACCATGGCGAGCGACATGGATTTCAACGGCGCGGACACGCAGGACGCCGCCTTCGACCTCATCCCGGCCAACACGCTGGTCAAGGTGTGCCTCACCGTCCGCCCCGGTGGTGCAGGCCCCGAAGGCTGGCTGACCCAGAGCAAGACGAGCCCAGCCCTCTACCTCAACACCGAGGCAGTCGTGATGGAGGGGCCGTTCGCGCGGCGTCGCATCTACACCCGCATCGGATTTCGCGGAAAGGCCGCAGGCGGTCCCGGCGACGACACCTACGGCAACCGCGGGCGCGCCATGATCCGCGGCATCCTCGAATCCGCCCGCGGCGTGCGTGCCGACGACCAGTCGAACGCCGCCCGCGCCGTGCGGATGATCCGCAGCCTCGGCGAGTTGAGCGGGCTGGAGTTCGTGGGCCGCATCGGCATCGAGCGCGACAAGGACAAGCCTGAGGACAGCGGTCGCAACGTAATCAAGGCCGCGCTCGGCGTCGACCATGCCGAATACGCTCGGGTGATGGGCAGCGTACCCCAGCCACCGCAGCAGGGTCAGTTCACCGCCTCGGGCCCGCAGCTTGCGGACAACGGCATGGGTCAGTCGGGCGCGCCGTCCTCCGGCTCCGCGCCTTTCTGGGCACGCTGAGGGGGACGGCCATGATTCCGCGCGACTATCAAAGGGCGGCGGTCGATGCCGCCCGCAACCGCACCGCCGCACATGGCAACACCATGCTGGTGTTGCCCACCGGGGCGGGAAAGACCGCCATCGCCGGTTTCTACATCGGCGAGGAACTGGAGCAACGCAAACACGACCGCGTTCTGGTGCTGCAGCACACCGACGAGTTGATCGATCAGAACCGCAGCGCCATCGGCACTGTCACCGGAATGCCAACCTCGGTGGTCAAGGCCGAGCAGGACGACTGGGGCGGCCGCATCGTCTTCGGAAGTGTCCAGACCCTGGCGCGCGCCAACCGGCGCGAGCGGATGGCGCCGGTCTCGCATCTCGTCATCGATGAATGCCACCGCTCCGCGGCGCAAAGCTATCAGTCCATCATCGACGAGACCCGGGCGCTCAATCCGGAGATCAAGCTGCTCGGGCTCTCGGCCACGCCGGGTCGCGGCGATGGCCGCAGCCTACGCCGCACCTTCAGCAATGTCGGCTATCACCTCAAGATCGGCACGCTGATCGGCCGCGGTCTCCTGGTGCCACCGCGCACCTACACCATTGATCTCGGCGTCGAGGACGAACTGGCCGGGCTGAGCGCCACTGCGGGAGATTTCGACATGCGCGCGGCAGACAAGGTGTTGAACCGCTCTGTGCTGAACGAGGCCGTCGTCGAACACTGGCAGGCGAAGGCAGCAGACCGGCGCACCATCTTCTTCTGTGCGACAGTCGACCATGCCGATGCAGTTGCCGAGGCATTCCGCACGGCCGGCGTCACGGCCGAGACGATCTCGGGCGAAATGCCATCGCGGACGCGCGCCGACCTCATCGCCCGGTTCGACCGGGGCGAGGTGCAGGTGCTGACGAACTGCATGGTCCTGACCGAAGGGTTCGACAGCCAGCCGGTCGGCTGCATCGGCATCCTGCGCCCGATGCTGCACAAGGGCACCTTCATCCAGGCGGTGGGGCGCGGTCTGCGCCGTGTCGATCCCGCGCGTTTCCCCGGTATCGTGAAGACCGACTGCATCGTGCTCGATTTCGCGGGCGCCGCGCTCCGGCACGGGTCGCTCGAACAGGAGATCGATCTCGACGAAGACGATCCCGAGGCCGGCCAGGCGCCGTGGAAACTCTGCCCGACCTGCGAGGCGGAACTACCGCTCGGCGCCTCGGTCTGCGATTTCTGCGGACATGTCTTCACGCGCGAGCGTGGCGAGGCCCGGCTGCTCACCGCCTTCGACATGATGGAGATCGACCTGCTGGAACGGTCGCCGTTCGCCTGGTGCGACCTGCATGGCGACGGCCAGGCGATGATGGCGAGTGGGTTCAATGGCTGGGCCGGCGTGTTCCACGACGGCACGCTCTGGCATGCCCTCGGACAACCGAAAGGCAGGGCGATCCGGCCGCTCGCCATCGGCACCCGGGTGCAGGCGCTCGCCGCCGCCGACGATTTCCTGCGCGCCACTGAGACCGGCACCGCCTCGATCAAGAGCCGCCGCTGGCTGAACGATCCTGCCACGATGAAACAGATGGCGCTGCTGCAGCGCGCGGGGCACGAGGCCAACGGGCTGGATTTCAGCCTGTCGAAATACGCCGCCAACTGCCATCTGAACTTCCGTTGGAACCGCGGCGCGATCACCGCCGCGGTTCTGGGCCGGGCGGAGCGGTCGGCCGCATGAAACGCCCCAATCCACTGCCGCCCGATCTGATGACCGCCGCCGAACGCCGCACGGAACTGTGCGGCCTGCTGGCGCTCGGGCTGGTCCGGTTGTGGATGCGGAACGGCAGAGACGTATCTGACGAAACTGGAGAACGTTGCCTACACTATCCGCCCGACAAATGCCGTCATGCAACTCCAACGCACCGGAGAATTGCATGAACAAGTCCGATCCCATCCTCGCGCGCCTGGCCGCGCTCAAGACCACGCCGACGCCCGACCTGAAGAAACAGTGGCGCGACCTGTTCGACAGCGAGCCGCCGCCGTTCAACCGCCGCTACCTTGAAAGCCGTATCGCCTATCGCATCCAGGAACTGGCCTATGGCGGACTGAAGCCCGAGACGATCCGGCGGCTGGAACGGCTGGGCGAGGAACTGGACGGCGGCGACCGCGCGAAGCGCAGCATCCGCGGCGACCGCGACCGCCCCATCACGGGCACGCGCCTCCTGCGCGAATGGCAGGGCGTCGAGCAGATCGTCACCGTCACCGCCGATGGCTTCGAGTGGCAGGGACGCCCCTACAAGTCGTTGTCCGCCATCGCGCGCGCGATCACCGGCACGCGCTGGAACGGCTGGGTGTTCTTCGGCCTCAAGAACCACAGGGGGCGGACATGACGAAGCCGCCCGAAAAATCGAAGGTCGTCCGCAAGCTGCGGTGCGCCGTCTACACCCGGAAATCCTCCGAGGAAGGGCTGGAGCAGGAGTTCAACAGCCTCCACGCCCAGCGAGAGGCCTGCGAGGCCTACATCGCCAGCCAGCGATCCGAGGGCTGGGTGCTGGTCCGCGATCAGTATGACGACGGCGGCGTCTCGGGCGGCACGCTGGAACGCCCCGGCCTGAAGCGGCTGCTGGAGGATATCGAGGACGGGCTGGTCGATGTTGTGGTTGTCTACAAGATCGACCGCCTCAGCCGCTCGCTGGCGGATTTCGCCAAGCTGGTCGAGGTGTTCGACCGGAACGGGGTGACCTTCGTCTCGGTCACGCAGTCGTTCAACACGACCACGTCCATGGGGCGTCTGACGCTCAACATTCTGCTGTCCTTCGCCCAGTTCGAGCGCGAGGTCACGGCCGAGCGGATCCGCGACAAGGTCGCCGCCAGCCGGAAGAAGGGCATGTGGATGGGCGGGGTGCCGCCCTACGGCTATCGGGTCCAGAACCGGAAGCTGGTGATCGATGACGAAGCCGCCGAGCATGTCCGCTGGATCTTCGGTCGATTCCTCGAGATCGGATCCGGGACGGAACTGGCACGCGAGGTCGCGAAGCGCGGTATCCGCACGCCACGGGGCAACCGGATCGACAAGAAATATATTTACCGGATGCTGAGCAACCGCGCCTACATCGGCGATGCGGTCCATAAGGGCGACAGCTATCCCGGCGAGCACGACGCGATCATCGACCGCGAGACGTGGGATCGCGTCCACGCCATCCTGCAGGAGAGTCCCCGCAAGCGCGCCGCGCGGACCCGTGCCGATACGCCCGCGCTCCTGAAAGGACTGGTCTACGGTCCCGATGGCGCGGCCTTCTCGCCGACCCACACCCGCAAGGGCGGGCGGCTGTATCGCTACTATGTCAGCCAGACAGTGCTGAAGCACGGTGCCGGGTCATGCCCCGTGGGCCGCGTGCCAGCAGGGGAGATCGAGGCGGCGGTCATCGACCAACTGCGTGCCGTCTTCCGCCAGCCCGAGGTCGTGGCAGGGACTTGGAAGGTGGCGCGGGTGCAGGACGGTGAGATCACCGAGGCCGACGCGCGCGCGGCGCTGATTCGGCTCGACCCGCTGTGGGACGATCTGTTCCCGGCCGAGCAGGCGCGCATCGTGGCGCTGCTGGTTGAACGGGTCGACATCGGTACGGACGGCCTGAATGTCCGGCTCCGAGTCGACGGGCTCGGTAGCCTTGCGCGTGAGATGCTGACCGGCGGATTCGGAGAAGCCGCATGACCCGCCCCGCCGCCGACACCATGACGCTCCACGTCCCGTTCCGCATCGTCCGGCGCGGCGGGCGGAAGGCAATCGCACTCCCCGACGGCACGTCCGCGCCCCGCCGCCCCGACGATGCTCTGGTCAAAGCCCTTGCGCGCGCCTTCCGCTGGAAGCGCATGCTCGAATCGGGCGAGTTCGCCACCATCGCCGAACTGGCCGAGCGAGAAGGCATCGCTCCCTCCTACATGACGCGCGTTCTGCGGCTGACGTTGCTCGCGCCGGACATCATCGAGGCGATCCTGGACGGAAGGCAGGGGCCGGATGTGACCTTGGCCCGGCTGATGGACGGGTTCCCGGAGGAGTGGGACAGGCAGCATCTCGACACCCTCGGCGCGTGAGGTTAGTAATCGTATGATTTTACCGCCGAATGCATGAAGGTGCGGCCGCAAGATGGCGGAACGAATGACAAAAGAAAGCGAGATCGAGCAGGATCTGATTTCAAAGCTGGCAAGCTTGAACTACTCGCGGCGTGACGACATCAGGGATCGTGCCGCGCTGGAAAGCAATTTCCGCCAGAAGTTCGAATCGCTTAACCGAGTAAGACTGACAGACAGCGAGTTCGAGCGGCTACTCGGCGAGATCGTGACCCCGGATGTATTCGCCAATGCGGAGCGGCTGCGGAGCTGGAATACTTTTGAACGAGAAGACGGGACGCCACTTCATTATCAGCTCGTGAATCTGAAGGACTGGTGCCGGAACACCTTCGAGGTGGCCAGCCAGTTGCGCATGAACACGCACAGCAGCCATCACCGGTATGATGTGCTTATTTTGCTCAACGGCCTGCCGGTGGTGCAGGTCGAGCTCAAATCGCTCCGGGTTTCGCCCCGGAAGGCAATGCAGCAGATCGTCGAATACAAGAACGATCCGGGGAACGGCTATGGCAATAGCCTTCTGTGTTTCTTGCAGCTGTTCATCGTCAGCAATCGAAGCCAGACTTGGTATTTCGCCAACAACAA